GATTGGCAGATATGGCCAACAGCCACGAGTAGAAAAAGCTGATCGCAGTGTTTCGAGTACATACAAAGTTTTCTATTTCTAGCCACTGGAAACAGCCAAGTGCAAAGACAATAACGGTAACAGCCGTCATCAATACCAACATGAAAGACTGTTTTTCTTCATTAGATTTTTCGGCAAACCAGACATTGAAAGGTTTCCCTTGAATCTTGATGAAGGCAATATAGGTGAACATCAGTGATATCAGCATCCCTGCTGCCCCGGTGATGAATTCTGAACCGAAAGTAATAGTTGGCATCCCTTTATTCTCCTTTTATACTAATAGGGTCGCGGTTAGAAATGCGAACCCGAGGTTCATACAATCGACCCGCCCGGTAGGGACGGAAAATGCCTTTAGTAGAAAACATACCAAGGCTCCAATAATCAATAACAGCCTAATTCCCATTTGATTCTCCTTTTTCTTCTTTTAGTTTTTTGAAATAACCTTTCCATAACCTGTTTTCATCTGATGATATCTTCATCATAGAAAACAGGAAAAATCCAATCACCATCCCTATCAGCCATCCACCGCTGCAGCAGATCACACCGACCCATATCAACTTTGGTTCCATTAGTGCAGCTCCGGATGGATAAACCAAAGTTTTTCGACTTTTTCTTCAAGGGTCGGTTCCGGTTCTGGTTCCGGTATAACGCTGCCTGGCCATTGGTAGGTTTGGATAAAATCGTACAGTGCTTTCAGGTCCCGTTGTGTCTGATACCAAACCCAAAAATTGANCCCNTTCAACCCTAGTTGATGGATTGCTGCAATAAAGAAATTCCGGATTTGANCAATAGTAGCTTGCCATGTCCCGACTTTATATGCCGGGGCCGTCGCCACGAAAGGCAGTTGTGGCAGCATGGCCTTGAAGTAGTTGAACGAAGAAACCAACTGACTGGACCCGGCCGTGTCGCTGGTTGACTGCTCCCAATATACCTGTGGCATATCGAAATCACACTTCGACCGAAACTCTTTCCACGGTAATTCCGGATGAAACAAGGGGAACCGATAGGATGAAAGGCCAATGGGCATATCCGGAAGGAAATACCGCAACTTGTTCATTATGGCCATGGCTTCGTTCGGGGCTCCTTTGATCGGTGCTTCTGCATCCAGAATGTAACCAACCAAAGTTGGGTGTTTCTTCTTGGCTTCGATCACGCGATCACACCCTTGGGACCATGTCGACTTATAGACGGCACCCCACCCCCAACATTCAATTCCCACCGCTTCTGCAGCTGCTATGAATGGTGTTAGGTCCATACCACCCGGGACTTTGGTTTCTCCCAAGTACCCGTCGTGAATGTGGAAAATAAGGTGCCCGACACCGGCTTCCTTGGCTGCTTGGGCCAAAGCCAAGGGATTTCCACCCATGGTGGACGACAAAACCCAAATAAACCAACCTTTACCTTTCGGCAATCTATCTCTACTCATTTCATGCTCCTAATATATTTGCTGTTAGTGCTGCATCGGCATCATTACGCAAGCCGATCAATATATCAATATAAGTTTGGGGAAGTTGATACCAGTTAGAAGGTAGTTCTTGAACCCCAATGACATTTCCAGACGGGTCGAGGATGGGTTGTGGTTTTGGCAAATTTGCCCAAAAGAAGGCGACTCCCTCTTTCCATGGAACAAGGCTCGAGTCCGTTAGTTTGTAATGAACCTCGACTCTTGCTTGTTCATAATCAATGATCATCCTTGAAACTTCAACGTTATTAATACTGATTGTTATTGCCATTTGATTCTCCTATCCCACTTTCGTCCATTGTAAGCTGATTGCTTTGGACAAATAAACGCCGTTCAGGTCACCGCCTGAGTTTTGAAAAACTAAACATGTAGCATAATCACCAACCGCAAGCGACTTGATACAAGTATGCAACAATTGGGTATCTAATGTCGAAAACGCTACCTGTGTGACCCCGCCTTGACTGACTGCATTTACTTGAATTGCCACTCCCCTTTGTCCGGTTGCGTTTGCCGCGAACCTGTATTGAGCAACAATGACGTATACCCCGGCCACTTGGCAAGTCAATCGACCGGGAGTACCAGATGACCACTGCGAACTTATCCAACTCGGTTTCACTTCCCAATCAATAGCATGGTAACTAGCCGATTGCCAAGAGTTGTTAGTAATCACCTGATTGCTTGTTCTTTCAATCCTGCAACCAAATCCATTGGTGTTTATAGCGTTCCCTGAAATTTGATTTCCATCAAGTGAAATATTTGATCTTTTTAGTTTCTTTTTAGCATAGCTTGCAGCAGAATCTTCAATCAAAATGAGGTCATCATCAACTATAGATGTTTTTTCGGTAATAGTTGAGACTTCAGCTGCCACATTTTTATGGATTGCGTTAGCGTCTACCCCCGTACCAACCAGATTGGCCTTGGTTATCTTCTTTTTCACAAAACCAGCAGCCGAATCTTCTAACAAGATGAGGTCATTATCAGCCGGGGTAGTTTTAGCGGTTATAGCACTGATTTCATTGGCCTGATTGTCGTGAATAGCATTGGCATCAGTACCAAGGATTCCATCGCTCCACTTGAAGATGTTGTCTGGCATTATGTCATCCTCATTATGTAGATCAAGGTCTTATAAGGTGGTAATGACGACCCGGCCGGGGCATCGGTGTTTCCGATGGTATGAGCATGTGCATTACCGGCATTGACACTACCGCTAACACTGTGACTATGTCCACCAGCAGACCCGCCACTGGTACCACCATAGATATTGCTTTCATCGGCACTACCAGATGTTCCCGAAATGCCGGTGTGACCGTGGTCGGCCCGGGTCCCGGTGCTACCGGTAGTATGAGCATGGGTTGAGGTATCTGCAGCAACCAAGAGGTCACCGTCAACACTGGCACCCAAAGGAAACCGGCCGATAAGGTTTGGTGTTCCGTTGGTACCATTGCAAACTTGCCATCCTTCCGGGACTGCTCCTGTAACCGCCCAAAGTATGATCGAACCAATCGGTAGATTCATACGACCCTCATGATATAGTAAAGTTTGATATATGGTGGAACAACAGTGTTATTGGCAACAGACCCGCCTGCAGTATGGGAATGATCAGGGTCTGAACCTGTTGTCCCGGAAATACCACTGTGACCATGACTAGCCGAAGCACGATCAACTCCAGAACCANCGGCATCTTTACCATCGGTAATGTTTTGAGAAGTGTTGGCAACACCGGCTGTCATGGGATGAGTGTGGGTACCATTCGAAGAGGTATTGGCCGGTATAGTGTGACTGTGGGACCCGTCCCCTGTTGTTCCAACATCGCCATCCACCGAAGCACCATATACGAAATAGTCCCGTAAATCTGGTGTCCCGTTGGTACCATTGCAAACTTGCCAACCCAAGGGGATTTCGGCTGCTGTTCTCTTCCAAAGGATGATTGAACCGATAGGTAAACCCATTATAGTTTCCTTATATAGTACAGACGTTTGAATTTCGGTAGACTGGACCCGGCCCCGGATTGGGCCAACGTATGTGTATGTCCACCAGCTGCAGTGACCCCAACGCTGCCACTATGGCTATGGCTTGCTTCTGCAGCAACCGTCCAAGAATAGTATCCGCCATATGTCTGCGGAGTCACATAACCGCCAACATTTACCGACCCGGTGTGGACGTGACCGGCCTTGGTTTCAACATTGGGAAAGTTGTGGGCATGTGTTGCTGCTCCTCGAGCAGTACCATCATAAGCAGCCCCACCCATGGCAAACTGGCCCATCAGCGTAGTATAAATTTCGAAACCGGCCGGGACATTGGTGCTAAGTCCATACCATAAAAGGATACTACCAGCCGGAACATCAAACCCCGCGGGGTTTTGGACCATAATCATTTTCATAGTCTAAACACCAAACTAACATCTAACCCCTTGGTCCCGGTACCGGCCACATCTATGTCGACCCTGATCAGGTCCCGGGTAGCAATATCGTCATTGGCAGTATTGATAACACGTTGAGAAGCACCATCAGTAGAAGAATATTCATTGATATCGATAGTGATGGCCGTTGACAGCATATCCACCCAAGTAGGGGTAGCAGTAGCCGATGACCGTCGACCCCGGGCCACTTGCACTGTAGGAGCACCGGATGTCGAAGGAGTCATGCAATATGCTTGAGCATTCACCAGATTGGCACCGTTCAATTCCGGTGGAACAGGGAAATAAATCTTTCCATCACCAGTGGTCCAAACTTCTGTATCACCCAAGACTTTTAGATATACCATAGTGTCGTTGGTGGTAGGGGCTTCAACCGCTACAAAGAGGTCATACAGGGCCTGTTCGATCTTGTTCATGTTGGTTGCGTCTAGCGGGGTCCCTGCAGTGGTCACAGTGGTCTTCAGTCTGATCAAACATTGAGCAAGATCGGTAAATTCGTTGACGGCATTGACTCCACCGTTATCCAGTATTTCAAAGCGTTCTGCGTCCGCTAAAATCTCGTCTTGCCAGTTTGTTTTAGTATACGGCATATTTTCTCTCCTTAGGTCACCGGGACCGGGTCGCCTACAATGGTTGTTTGTCCATGAAAACCACCGGCCAAATCAATGGTCATCTTCTCGATAAATCCTTGAATTTCTCTGTTATATAAGGTAGCGATCTTGACCTCTGCTCCAATATAGGATGTCGGCCGAATAAGCTTGACTTCTTGAACGTGTCTGATCTGGTAATAGTCGTAAACCCGTTGAGCAATAGCCTGGCCATTGCTACTATTGACCATGGACCCGTCCGGTATCTGGATGATGTTTTCTTTTACTCCATCCGGATTCGCCATATCAACTCGATAAGAAGTGACTGAATCATTGTAGACTGCTCCCTCAAGGGTCACACTGGTAGCATCTGCAGCCACGGTCAAAATAGCATAGTTGGCCCCACTGGTATAAATGGTGGTTCCAGCGGTGATCGTCAAGTCCCACATTGGTTGACTGAACTGGATTTCATAGGTACCGGCATCCAAGGTCCCGGAAAACAGTTGTTTTCTTGCGGTACTCTTGGATATGTCATGCATTGATATCTCCACCCCGGTAACTTGGGTCCTAAGATTGACCTTCCGGGTAACCGCCTGCTCTGAATCCGGAATTGTGTAGACAGGCATAACTCCCGACCATTGTGAAACTCTCCACCGCTTTTGATAAACCCGGGATTGTCCAGTACGGGGAACACCGGTACGAATACCACGAGTGACGGCCCCGGATGCATCAGCCCTTCCAAACTTTATAAATCCATTTTGCCGGGCAGCAAGAATATACCCACCAGCTGCAAACATGATCTGTTGCAGTGCTTCACGGTAAGTACAAATGGGAATCCAGCCTGTCAAGGTTACAAGAGCCAAATCCGGGTCCACCTCATATCCAACCGTTAGATCAGCAAATATTTCCGTAAGCAAAGCACCCGCCGTGATCGGGGTCTCCCATAATCCACCACGATAGTTTAGTGTACCAAGGAGCCCAATCTCGTCCATGCAGTTTAGTTTGATCAAGTTGTCTGTTAGATTTTCCCACGTATCGAGGTAGTACTTCCCTATGAAAACCCCGGCACCATCAACATTTTCCACCAAAGAAAGCGGTGTTCGATGCTGTAATAGAGCAAAATCTCCGCTTGGGTTGATTATCGAAAAAGTGTTATCTTCCGAAAACAGTTCCAACTCAAGTTGACTAACTGGAACAGTGATAGACAAAGGACTAAACTCCTCGGTGACAGAAGCACTGCGAATGTCTTCTTTCTGGAAGGTGGTGGTAGCAAAGGTTACAATCGGATAGGTAGCCATTATGGACTCCTTGCCGGCATTCTGGCAATAAAGTTGACCACCAGATTCTTCCAATAACGGGTCGAACCATCAATCCGTTTCAATTCATCCGACACCCCGGCAAAATAGGCAGTAAACTCCAAACTTCCGTCCTCATCCGGAACAATCACGGTATGGAATTCGACCGGTTCTGTCAACTTGTTCCAAAGTGCTGAATAATCCGTCATAGAAGCATTGCCAAACTTGAGTTGATAATTGAAATAAACACCAATCAATTCCCGGTGAAGCTTGCCGTCATTGGTTCTTTCAGCCATTTTATCTAGAAAGTCGGCCGTTCGTTTGATCGACAAAACCGGAACATTGAAGGTGGTACTGTCTATAACTATGTAGTCGATGGTCATGTTATTCCTCTGATCATGCTTCTACCAACCCGGCTATTTTCACTGTCAATATAGGGTTTCAGGGCCTGCACCAATCCTGACATGGACCCGGCAAAGTTTATTGTCACGCTTTGGTCCCGGGCAAAACTCTGCATCTCCTCTGCAACTATCTGTCTGATCAGGTCGGCCGGTGCTTCTATATTGGTTCCGGATTTTTGGTCTCCGAGAACGGCCAAGAATTCTGAATTAGGTGGTATAACTGCTCCACTGGCCAAGGTCGGAATCTGTATGGCCGAAACTTCTTTCAGGTTGAAGCCGAAAGTCAAACCGGCATACTCCCCGAACAAAGGATTGTCTGGTATCTTCAGAGATAAACTGTTGAGCATCCGGATTATGCCATTGATACCACTGGCTATGCCGGCCAACATCTTGTTCAGGAACCCGATGATTCCGTTGATGATGTTTTTCACGAATAGCTTTATCCCGGTGAAAACTGTCTCCCACTTGGTTTTGATGTCGTCCAAGGCCGTATTGAATTTTTCCTTTAGTGGACCGGTGATGTTAGTGGACCACCAAGTTTTGAATTGGCCCCACTTCTCAACAAACTTGTTCCATATTTCTTCGAATTTGGCCTTGACTGCATCCCAAGCCGTCGCAGCACCTGTCTTGACATCTTCCCAAATCTGCAGTGCCTTGGTCTTGATCGCGTCCCATATTGCTGCAGCGTTTTCTTTGAATTCTTCTATCTTCTGTTTGATCTCGGCAATCTTGATGATTATCCATGCAACAATCGTCTGCCAAATCAAAGCAACAGTAGCCTTGGCCCGGGCCCACATATCGGCCCAAAAAGCAGAAAATCCGGTCCATACCATCACCAACCAGTTGAATAAACCAATGCCAAGAGCAACTATTATGCCCAAACCCATCACCAAAGCGTCCCAAGCCCGGGTTGCTAAATCAACCACGAAAGCAATAAATCTGGACCCGACGTCCAAAAACCATCCAATAAATACATCTATAACCCGGCCAATCCCCTTCCACAATTCCGTCCACCCGGCCCGAATCCTACCGAAAAAGTTATCATACATCCAGAACCAGATAGTTGCAAGAGCTAACATGATCTGGTTCTTTATCCATGTCCATGCAGCTGCAGCAGCAGCTTTGGCTTTTTCCCAAATCTGCGGGTCCACCGCTGTTTCATTCCATGTACCGAGTTGGCCCCCACCACCACCGCCGGCATCTGGAGATTCTGGTGCTTCCTGTTCCTGCTGCAGTACATTTAGTTGATCAAAGGCACCCAAAGCACCTTCTGCAGCTTCATTGGCCCGCTCCACTTCGTCGGCATAATCCCCGGCCGAACCCGCTGCATCGCTGGCAGAACCGGCCGTATACTGCATAACCGTTTTTTGGCCAAGAGCAAAAGCAATCAACATCGCGATCATGTTGATCATCTTGATCAACCAATCGGTTACTCTTTGGACCCACGGGAGAACAAGCTGGACCAAGGGAGCAAAAGCCGTAAAAATCGCCTGCTTGACGTTATCAAATGAATTCTTCAGAGCATGCACTTGCCGGCCATATGCATCCGTCTTGCTCATAGCAGCAGCCATAGAATTGACCATACGGATTCCGAAAGAAGCAGCTGCTACACCTAAACCAATGATGGCAGTAGCCAAAACAACAAATAAAAACACTATAAGAACAACCGTTAGAACCATGACACCGAGAACCACCATGACCATCTTGATTGCTATACCTATGGCCCGGAAAGCAGCAGCTCCGACGGTGCCTAGCTTGCCCAAGACTTGGGAAGCAACAGCCCCGAACCTGCTCTTGAAGGTGTTCCCCAAGGTGCCGGATTCTTGGCCAAGAGATTTCAAAGCTTCTTTTCCCGAGGTGCCAACATCCTTCATGGATGCGTTGAATTCTTTATCCTCGACTGTTACCTTGACCCGTACTTCACCATCATAGCCTTCAGCCACTGTTTACCGTCGCTTTCCCGAGTTTTTTCATGAATTCTTCTTCGGCTTCTTTTTCTTCGAGAGTCCGATTATCTATTTCTGGAAGTTTGAAAATGTCACCCATCTCCCGAGCAGTGGCCCGCTCCTCTTTGGAAGCCTTGCCTGTCTTGACCCGTTTTCGAAGAGCAACAAGATTACAAAACGAAGTATCAGCACCTAAATCCATGAACAAGGCCATGAATTCCCACCAGTGCAACACCGTCTTTGAAAGATCGATACCATGGGTCTGCCTGAAAGCAGCATAAATCAAGTTGGCGTCTTTCTGGAAGGAGTATACCCTGACATCGCTGACTCCTTCTTCCTCGGTGATCTCATTACCACCATTTAGAAACTTGATGGCCTGTTCAGCTGCCCGGTCCAAATTCTTTGGCACCTTGCGATAAAGGTTGGACACCATCAAACCCTGCTTCTCATACATGGTCAACTCGTTATCCTCGTACGCCAAGATGATGTTCAGACAAGTTTTATGGTCTGGATTGATTGGGTATTCAACCCCGTCTACCTCTATCGCAACCGGGAACTGATCAACAAGAACGTTTATTTCATCACCCTATGGTTCTTTCCATCCGGGGTCTTTTGGTATTTGGCCACTTTGCGTGATCTTGCTTGCTTGATGTGTGGTACTATACCCTCGAAAAACTGCGTATGTGCTTCGATCGAGAGAGTATCACCAAAGAGCATCTGCGAAACACCTTCACCAAACACCGAGTCTATTTGACCCCGGATGTATATACACGCTTCCTTCAGGAGACCAATCCTTCTGCTCATATTCTTCGGAATACCGGCTTCATCAACCTCTTTGTCCTTGTCCAAATCGTTAGATTTCTTGGTAAACTCATCAATCTTAGAATCAAACTGGACCACCAGACGATGAAAACGCTCCACGAAGAGAGCATCGGTAGGGTCGAACTCCAGAATCTGTTCCGGGTTTCCGTTGATCATCAAACGTTTCTTCCCGGAATCAATTACCAGATTTTCCATAACGCTTCTTTCTAACCCGTTATACGGGTTTAGTGACTAGGCAGCAACAAACGCTTTGGTTGTTGGGTTGAAGGTACCCAAAATTGGGTCGCCTTGGAAGTTGATGGTGAAATTGATTTTTGCTGCTTCTCCACCTTCACCACCGAAATCTTCCATCTGAATGGATACATTCTGCTTTTCAGCAGGGTATGCCCCGGTAGTTGGGGTTTCGTACATCCAAACATTGACAATATCGGTTTCTGCATCACTCAACACGGCCCGGGCCTTTCGTAATGCATCAACGTACTCGAACACCGGGTCGGTATCCACAGCACTTGCTTCAATCTCCATATTTGGAGCATAGGAATCAATGGTGATCGTCGCAGAATCCTCGTGAATATAGGTTTCTTCGGTGGTCTTGGGATTGTACGCGATCTTGGCATTTGTGACACCTACCCCGAGCAACTCGTAGGTTGCGGTAGCTTCCGGGGTCGTATTGATGAAAGTTGCTACTTCACTTCTCTTTACTTTTGCCATATTAGTCTCCTTTAGGCTTCTTGATAATAAATCAGTCTACATGAGATTTGATAGATACCGGTCTGGCTGTTTCCTTGCTGGACCAAATATCCCCACCCCATCGTTTCGATTCTTTCGGCCGTCTTTCCGGCATCCAAAACCGGGTAAACTTTTAGCTCGTCTTGACTTTCCAACCAGTCTGAAAGGTCCTCATAAAATCCGGAATTTTGAATACGTTGTAATTCATCAGCTGTTGACTCCATTGACTGGATTGCAAACGGAAAGACCCGTCTTGAATCGCCATTGATGTAGCTCTCCAAAACTTTGTTCCCCGGTAGCTGGATTATGGTGATCTCCGAAGCTTTTTCACCCATGAAATCAACCCAAATAGGGGTTTGAGACGCAATGTTGGGATTGGTCTTCAAGTAGTCCTTGATAGCGGATAAGAAACTCATGCTCCACCACCAAACATCTTTTGAGTCCCGGAATTTATTTCTTCCATATGGTTTTGTTTCATACGTTCAAACCAAAAACTGCCCCGCAAACCCCCGCCATGGTACTGCAGGTCCTGATCTGTGACCTTTCTAGGAGCGGGCCCAACCATAACCTTTCCGTAATACTGATAGCGGGCATATGGGGCTATCCAAGCAACGACACCCTCTCCCAATTTTGTACCGAGAATACCAGACTTGACCAACATCCCGGTCAAAAACGGAACATAGGGTTCAGAGAGCCTGATCACCTCACTTTCAACAAACTTTTGAGCGGTTTCGAATTTCTCTTGCCACCGCGGGGCAAAGCCCGGATTCCAGATCAATTCGGCATGTAATGTAGGAGTATCGACTATTACGACCTCTCCTCGAGGTGTCTGTATCTTCTGTATACTCATGCAGCACCCACTCTCCAATGTTGTAACGCCGATGACCCCATATCCATAGTGTCGATCGACGTAATACGAACAACATCATCGTGTTTTTGTTTCAGATCGGTGATAGTAAAAGCGGTCCCGATGGTGTCGGACACCAGCCCTTTTACCACCACATCTCCCGGCTGCAAGGTCCATTTGCCAACCTTGGCATCTAGGTCCTGCCATGCTTTCGGCTTCAAATAGTTGGTTCCCCTGGCCATGGGTATGAACAGGGTAACACTATCAGCAGCAAGTAATCCGGATTTCAAGACATTTACCGCCTTGGTGTTTTCCCAAGCAACCGAAAGAATCTGGACCAGCTGATATAACTCTGTTCCATTGACTACATACCGGTTGTACAAGGTGATGTCCGTATTACTCCGCATCTATCGTCATCCCATATTCACCGGTATAGAAGCCGGGGAACATCAGACCAGTTTGTCCCAAGTACAAAGCAGCTGATCTCTTTAGTTTATCATTGTCTGATAGGGTAGCATCGGCATTTTCTATGTATGTGACACTGTGTGACCCTACTGACTCCGATTTTATGCCAACATTCCCATTGTTGTTGGCTGCAAGTGTTTCGTTAGTGAGTTGTTGTTCGGCAACTTCACAGGTAGCCATTTGGATTAGATCGATGGTAGCCAACTCGGTTCCGGCTGTTACTATTGCAGCAGCCCGATTGAATGTCACCCGATCAATAACCGCACTGGCCCGTAAAGCCAACCTTGGAAAGTCGGCAGAGCTTATCAAGTTTCCAAGATAAGTGCCCGTGTAGTAAGTATAGTCAACATAACTGGCCATTCTCTCTGCCTTCCTTCCGCATCATACCGAAACGAAATATCCCTATTTCGAGGTCTTAGGTGCCTTGGGTTCCTTTGGAGCAACGGGCTCCTCGATAGCCACTTCTTCAACCTCTTTGGCGGGCTTTTCTTTCGAAACCCTCTCCCATCCAGCTTGAAGAAACTTGTCTACCTCTGTTTCGGGAACCGTCATGGTAATACCAGAAATTCTAATAGTTGGCATATCGTTATCTCCAGACTATGATGTCTTTTTGTGCAGGTAAATACCACTGACTTTGTTCTCGTAAACAAAAGCGTCGTGGTACATACGGTATTGAATCTTCCATGCGTCTTTGGTTTGGTTTTCATCCGGGTCGAAGACCTTCAGGTTGGCCAATTTGGTTGCCTGAATGACAGCCGGTGGATAAACAGCCATGAAGTTGATATCCCGACCGGTTGTCGCGGTTTTGGTATAACCACCGGCCGTGGTGGTAGCACCAGCGTCCAAGGTGATTTGAGTGTAGAATCGGTTTTGAGGAACCCCGATTATCGGCACTCC